CTACAGTTTGGGTGTGGTGAATGCGCAGTCAGTAGGCAGCGCAAATAGCTGGGCAGCGATTGAGCAGCCAATAGCCGGGATTAAGCACCGGCCACCACACAAGCGACACCAGCTTAGAGGTGTGGCAGCCTGAGAGAAGGCCCAATGTTGGCGTGCCTTCATTGGAGTGGCTAGTTGCAATGCAATATCCGGTAGCCAGCCGGAAGGCTTAGAAATATAAGCAGGTAGGTGCGCATGGCGTCTCAAGCCTGATAAATACTAAGCAGCCACCCCAATGCAGGTATAGAGCAGTGGTGATGCTCGCCGTGAGGCGTTAAGTACGACAAGGGTCGCGGGAGTCGTATAAGGCCAATGGGCACCGCGATAAGCCTGATTCACTCCAGGCCCTGCATTACTAACATCGGCATTCCGTGCGGCAGGCTGCGAGAATGCAGATTAGGCGATCTGGTGAACGCTCCCGGCGCACCTCTCCGCCGATGGCGATCCAGCGTCAAGCCTCCAGCCGGGGTGCCAGTTTCCCATCTTTCTGGCTTCCTTTACCGTAGGTAGCCCCGCCTATGGCGACAGAGGGGTATCCACTAACCATGAGAGAGCTAAGATGAGCAATCCTGATTTAGACCGTGCAGCGCACCACATCATGCGCGTATGGCATCAATATTCCCGCTCAGTCGAAAAACCGGATGGGTCAATCTACCTTGAGCACCAATGCATGAGCGCCGGAGAAGGTGCCGCAGAATGGCTTGAGCATTACGGTTATGCAGTAGAGGATGGATGGGGCGTTACTCTGACTGAGAAAGGAATGGACGTAATGAACCGCGACGACTACGAGGGCTTCTGAATGCTTGGCTATACGACCAAGAAAGAGGCCGTCGCACATGGTTGCACGCATCACGGCAGCTATTACGGCATTCCGCTGTGGATGGGTGACGTAGATAGCGAGGCGCCTTTGGTGTTTGCGAAGTGGGCTCCCCTTGATCTGATGATCTATGCGTTCTCATGGATTGAAGGTCTGCTGTTCCCGTTGGTGCATGGTCCAGATGCTGAGCCGATGTTCATGTTCAAGTTGAAAGGCGAGATTAAGTAATGACGCCTGAGCAGAGAGAGCTATTTGACAACCTTACCGAGCTGCAACAGCGTGTGGCCATTAACGTGCTTGCCGGCATGTCTCAGCGCCAAGCGTATTACGCGGCAGGCGGATCGGCTACTAGCGATGAATCAGCAGACGCAACTGTCTCAGCGTTACTAAGTAACACTAAGGTGAAAGCATTCATGGATTCCATGAAAGAGGCGGCCTTATCTGAGGCCGTGATGACTCGCCAGGAGGCCCTAGAGAAGCTTTCAGCGCTTGCCCGTACCGATATGAAGGATTTGGTAGAGTTCGGCGAATACGCGTTAGGAGAGGACGCAGAGGGCAACCCTGTTATTCAGTCGTCTTGGAAGATCAAAGATAGCGCGCTGCAAGACCCGGTAAAACTGTCTGCTATCTCTGAGCTGACCGCAGGGCGTGACGGCATCAAAATCAAGACGCACAGCCCGCTAAACGCCATTCAGCAGCTGGCCAAGATGCAGGGCTGGGAATCGGCTCAGAAGGTTGACCACACCAGTAGCGACGGCAGCATGTCCCCCAAGCCCAGCATCATTGAACTGGTGGCGCCTGGTGAGTCAGCCGACTAAAGCGCGTATTGAGCTACCCCCTAAGCTGATTCCAGTTTTTACTGGTCAAGCAAGATATAGGGGGGCATACGGAGGCCGTGGGTCTGGGAAGACTCGCGGCTTTGCGCTTATGAGCGCTGTTCGTGCTTACATGTTTGCCGAGGCTGGCGTAAGCGGAACCGTGCTTTGTGCGCGTGAGTTTATGAACAGCCTTGAAGACTCCTCTATGGAGGAAGTGAAACAGGCTATCCGCGAAACGCCTTGGCTCAATGACTACTTCGAGATTGGTGAGCGGTTCATACGCACTAAAAACCGATTGGTCGATTACACCTTTGCCGGCCTGCGCCACAACCTTGACAGCATCAAGTCAAAGGCACGCATCCTGATTGCTTGGGTGGACGAAGCCGAGGGCGTCAGTGAGATTGCTTGGCAAAAGCTGCTGCCGACTGTTCGTGAGAGTAGTTCGGAAGTCTGGGTAACGTGGAACCCCGAGTTAGATGGTAGCCCTACCGACTTGCGTTTCCGCAAATCTGACTTGCCAGAAAGCAAAGTTGTTGAGCTGAACTACGAAGATAACCCTTGGTTCCCGGCTGTGCTTGATCTTGAGCGCAAGGCCGACTATGACCGTCTAGACCCGCAGACCTATGCATGGGTGTGGGAAGGGGCGTACAGGGAAAACAGCGATGCACAAGTATTTAGCGGAAAGTATCGCATCGCAGAGTTTGAGCCTGGGCCAGACTGGAATGGGCCTTATGACGGCCTAGACTTTGGTTTTGCCCAAGACCCGACCGCTGCTGTCAGATGCTGGATACATGCAGATTGCTTGTGGATTGAGCGCGAGGCCGGCAAGGTTGGACTGGAGCTGGACGATACCGCCGACTTCATCAAGGAGCGAATAGAGGACTTCGGGCGGCACAAGGTCAGGGCTGATAGCGCACGACCCGAATCTATTAGTTTTTTGCGTAGGCATGGTGTGCCCGGCATTGAAGCCGTGGATAAATGGGCCGGAAGTGTAGAGGACGGCATTAGCCACATGCGCAGCTATAAGGAGATTGTTATTCACTCTCGCTGTAAGGAGACGCAAAGAGAGTTCCGCATGTACAGCTATAAGGTCGATAGACTTACTGGCGACATTCTCACCAAAGTTGCAGACGCCTTTAACCACTACATAGACGCTATACGTTATGCGCTGAATCCAATGATTCAAGGTCGCGGTAGAGTCAAGATAAATCCCGCCGCACTCGCAAAAGCAGCCGGACGGCGATAGACTTCTGCAAAATCATTTATTGCGGAGCCTGTACAGTGGCCAAGCACGACAAGCCAAAAAAGACTAAGGCAAAGGAAACTAAGCCGCGCAACGTGGCCAAGCCTTTGCCTGCGCCTACTGAGCGCCGCAGTATGCTTCCGATGGCCAGGGCAAAAGCCGCAGAGGCGGTTAAGCAAGTTCAGCGTTTCTTCCCGCCAGAGTTGATGCCTGGAGTTGTTCCGCAAGGACAAACGCCCGCCATCGCAATGGACTATGCGCCGGGCGTATATGACTACGCCTGTATGTCGCTTCCGGCTGACTTTGTGCCGTTCCCCGGCTATCCGTATCTGTCCAACCTTTCCACTCGCGCAGAATATCGGGCTATGGCCTCTACTATGGCCAGCGAGCTTACGCGCGAGTGGATCAAGATCAAGAGCACTGCCGAGGACGTAGAGGGCGAAGGGCAGGACGCAGGGCGTATTGCTGAGCTTGAGGCGGCTATCAAAGAGTTTGACCTACAGCGCATATTTCGCGTTGCAGCCGAACAAGATTGCTACTTTGGCCGCGCTCAGATCAGCATCAACATCAAGGGCGTAGAGGGCGCAGACAAAGAACTTCCCCTTATCATCGCCCCTCAGACTGTCAAACGTGGTTCGCTGCGTGGGTTCAGCACCATTGAGGCCATGTGGACCACCCCCAGCGCCTACAACTCAATTGACCCGACAGCGCCCGACTTCTACCGCCCACGCGCATGGTTCGTGCTGGGGCAGCAGGTTCACGCCTCCCGCCTGCTGACCATCATCACCCGCCCGCTGCCAGACATTCTCAAGCCGGCCTACAACTTCGGCGGCATGAGCCTTTCGCAGCTGGCAGAGCCCTACGTTAACAACTGGCTGCGCACCCGGCAGAGCGTTGCTGACCTTATCAACAATTTCAGCATCACCGCGCTCAAGACAGATATGGGCCAAGTGTTGCAGGGCCAGTGCGACGGCTCCGACCTGTTTGCCCGCGCGGATATGTTCACCCTGACCCGCAGCAATCGAGGGCTGATGCTGCTGGACAAAGAGCGCGAGGAGCTTGATCAGGTAAACACCCCGCTGTCTGGCTTGCATGAGCTTCAAGCGCAGTCGCTGGAACAGCTCTGCGTGGTGTCCAGGCAGCCAGCTATCGTCTGGACTGGGATCAGCCCTAGCGGATTGAATGCAAGCAGTGACGGCGAGATTAGGACGTTTTACGACTGGATCAGCTCTCAGCAGGAATCGTTCTGGAAAGCCCCGCTGCAAACCTGCATCCACCTGATCATGCTGCACCTGTGGGGCGAGATAGACCCGACCATTACCTTTGAGTTCAACCCCCTGTGGCAGACCAGTGCTAAGGAGCTAAGCGACATTCGGGTTAACAACGCTAACGCAGCGGCCACCCTGATTGATCGCGGCGTTCTGAGCCAGGAGGAAGTTCGCAAGACCCTAGCCAGTGACCCGGACAGCGGCTACGCAGGCATTGACGTATCTGACGTGCCGGAACTGCCGGACGAACCCGAGCAAATGGGCTTATTCGGTGGCGGTGAAGATTTGACCGCCGAGCCTGATATCCCGGCTCAAGACAAAAGCGTAAGTGAAGCACAGCGCCGTGCTATGGCTGCCGCAGCCGAGGGTAGGTCAACTATTGGCATCCCGCAGGAAGTCGGCAAAGAGTTCGCGCGCGAGGATCGTAAAGACTAATGGCAGTACAGCGCCGCAAGACCGCCCGCGCAGTTCACGCTAACAAAGGCGTAGAGGCTGCGTATCGGCGTGCCCTGGATAAGCTTGTGCGCGAAATGTCAGATAGTGCCGAATATTGGATAAAGGCCGCATACAAGGCCAATCCACCGCGCATGGAAGAGGCTAAGGATGATGCCTTGGCAATGGACGCCCTACCCTCTGACCTGCTGGCCAAAAAGATTGCCGAAATATCCAAGCGCTGGATCAGGCGCTTTGATGACATGGCCGAAAAGATCGCCGAGCGGTTTGCCACTTCCGGTCGGACTGCTACTGACCGATCTTTTGAGCAGGCGCTTAAAGACGCCGGATGGTCCGTTGCGTTCAAAGTAACACCGGTTATGCGCGACGCGATGAATGCGACCATCAAGGAAAACGTGGCGCTTATTAAGTCCATTCCCCGCCAATACATGCTTGAGGTCGAAGGCATTGTGATGCGTGGATTTACCGCTGGACGTGACCTGTCCACGATCACAAAAGAACTACAGTCACGCTACGGCGTCACGTCTAGGCGAGCCGCATTAATCGCGCGCGACCAGTCCAACAAGTTAACGGCCACCGTTACGCAGGCCCGTCGTGTTGAGCTTGGATTGTTTGAGGCTGAATGGGTGCATAGTGGTGGCGGTAAAGAGCCTCGCCATTCTCACGTCAAAGCAGGCCGTGACAAGTTGCGGTTTGATGTTCGCAAAGGGGCGTATATTGACGGAGAATACATACTACCCGGACAGTTGATAAACTGTCGGTGCAGTAGCAAAACCATATTGCCATTCTAATGGGGCGCCACTTGAATGAAATTCAATCGTCTAGCATACTTGCCGCTATGAATATGCCAGTTCTTGCGTTTGATCGTTCTAGCGTGCGCAGCTTTGATGCTGACGGACGTTTGCACGTTGCCAAAACCCCAATTAGCAAAGCAAACGTATGCCCGTATATGGGCAGCGAGATTCCTAATTGGCAGTCGCTTGGCCTTGATCCGCAGAAGATTTATAAGCTGTACCGCGACCCGGAAGAACTGGCTAAGGCCGCGCCGTCGTTTAACAACTTGCCACTGCTACGCCGTCATATCCAAGTTAGCGCTGATGCGCCGATGAAAGATGACGTAGTTGGCAGCATTGGTTCTGACGTAACTTTTGAAGCGCCATATCTGATGGCGTCTTTGTGCGTTTGGGACTCTGAGTCAATCGCCGGTATTGAAGCCGAAGCGGTTGAGGAGCTGTCCAGCGCGTATAGATACGACGCCGATATGACCCCCGGCACTGCGCCTAATGGCGATGCCTACGATGGGGTTATGCGCAACATTCGCGGAAATCACCTGGCGCTGGTCAAAGTAGGCCGCGCCGGTCATGACGTAGTGGTAGCAGACGCTAACCCGTTTGCTATAGCCACCGAGCAACACCCAACCAACCCGAAACAGGAAACCCCTGCCATGAAGAAAAC